GTACTATGCTCCTACCAGTGCTAGCGGAGGAATCAGTGCTAGCGGAGGAATCAGTGCTAGCGGAGGCAGAACTTCTAGCGGCGGCATTAGCGGCTTCTTTACAGCAGCCCCACAACCTAAGGCAGCACCCGCCCGTGCTGCAAAAAAACTTGATGATTCACTACTGACCGGCAAAAAACCATCGGCTGATATTGACAAAAGGCAGCAGCTTGCAACACCAGGCGAAACAATCCCGATCGTATTTGGCAAGCGTGTTGATGATATTGGCGGTGTATGGGTGCAGCCGTCGATGGTGAAGGCTGGCACCAAGCTTTTTGTGGGGAGCTTTTTGTATGCGATCAGCCAAGGCAAAATTATCAGCGCTCCGGTAAAGTATCGCACCTGGGTTGGTTCCCAGTCGCTGGCATTTATTGCCGATCAATCAATCACGCTTGAGCATGATTACGCAACTGCCGCTGATCTTGCCGCTGCCCCTGATACCTGCCCGATTGGCGGCGGCACATTATTCTGCGGTGTTGAAACGTACTCATATTTGTCGCAATTAGCTAAAGCCCAAGTTGGCGCCGTCTACACATACTCGTATGATCCATATAGTTATTACACTACTAGGCAAATTACTAGAGGATTAGGGGACACAAGCAATACGGTTGCCACCCTCACTGGTAATGATGTATTTGCTTTTAATTCTAATGATGGAACAGATATTTCAGCGGCATACCTAGCGTATCGAGGATGGACTTCTGCAACACCACTTCAACTTAACACGGCAAGTACAGTAGGAACAATTTATGAACTTGGCACAGCTTCGCCCCAATCCCCTGGATTTTTAGGCATACCGGCAGGCGCAAGGCTGGTTATACAATTTACTATTGCAGCAGTAAATACTCAATACAATCCAGCATTACCTGCTAGCACAGGCACTCTTTATGGTGTGCAGCAAGAAAACATTGAAAGCCCCTACAACTACTTGACAGGCACCTACTCACAATCTGGAACGACCGTAACAGTTACTGCAACAGCGCACGGGCTTGCGATTGGCGATACTGTCTACATTGAGATCACCAGCGGAAATGGTGTTGAGGGCACTTACATTGTCGCAACAGTTCCAAATGCTAATACCTTCACCTATACGGCTGGCACGTCACAGACTACAAGCGGCAATCTTTACCTGCCGTTGACACCAGGCGCTGATAACTCAGCCTACGCAGACATCACGTTCTTGCGGGTTGAAGGCGACATCTATGACCCACCGTCTGAGGGATCATACCCAACAACAACCAAGCAGCTATTTATCTACTACGAGGAAGGCACTGAAGTTGACCTTTACAGTGGCGGCTTGGTTGCTGGTGTTTATCCACGCGGCGCCAGCAATCAATTCGTTGATTTGGCGATGTATTTGTTCACAATATACAAGCGCGCTGATGGCGCCGATACGTCAGACATTGCATCACCGATCTACACTGGCAATCTAACCAGCATCGCGGCATTCTGCGATCTTTACGGCTTCTTCTTCAATGGTGTGCTTGAAAATGCCGTAAACATTATTGACCTTTTATCTAGTCTCGCACCTTATTTCTTGCTTTCGTTCCTGTCAGTTGGTGGTCAGTATCGCTTTGAGCCTTTACTGCCGCTGGACGGGGATACTCTTGATGAAGGTGCATTAACACCTGCGGCAACATTTACTGAAGACGAAATCTTACTAGGTAGCTTTAGTAAGTCATTTTATCCGATAGGAGATCGGCAGGATTTTATTGCGGTGATGCTTTACCGCGAAGCAAATCCAAGCAGCATCGGCATCCAGCGCACCCTGCAGGTATCCTATGCAACCACTGCATTAGATGCACCGGTTGAGCAATTTGATATGACTGACTTCTGCACATATGACGCCCACGCTACTTCTTACGCAAGTTATGAGCTTGCAAAGCGCAGGCTTTCAACGCATTCGATCAGCTTTCAGACTTCATTGATTGTTACCGGGCTGAAGCCAACGGACATCATCAAGATTGATCGTCAACGCATCACATCAACCGGTGATGACCGTTCTGAAATTGAATGGTATCAGATAACCAGCATCAGCTACGATCCTGAGGGACGCAGTACAATAGAGGCCGAGCACTTCCCGGTCACCACTGGGGATGTTTCTGCCATCATTGATTCAATGCTCAACGATGCTTTCCGTGTGATCTAATGGCCGACTTCCCCGCTATCGAGCCAGCATCAAGAGCGTTGACTTTTGGCGATTATCCCCAACTGACCTATGCAAGCATCAGCGGCGGTGACGTTAGATTCCTGCAAGGTACTAAGCGCATTGCTCAGTTGTTGTCGCTTGGCTATCAATACTTAAGCGAAGCAAATACACAGCTGATCCTAGATCATTACGCAGGGCAGGAAGGTTCGTTGATTGGATTTGATCTGCCGGCGATTATCTGGCTAGGTTATACCACGCCGCCGGTCAGCTCGGTAGATTATCAATGGCGATATGCTGGCCCGTTTGAGGTTGCAATCGCGGCGCCCATACAATACAGCATGACAATCAACTTGGTCGCCACCCCAATACCATGACATTCCCTGCACTCATCCCATCAGCAAGAACCTACATCCCTGGCAATGTGCCAAGCACGTCTCAGGTTTCATTGTCTGGGATGACAACAGGATTCAGGCGCGGCAATCGACGCATCGCACAAAGCCTTGCATTGTCTTTTCAGCGGTTAATTCAAACAGAAATAGGATTGATTACAACTCACTACATCGACCGTCAAGGCAGCTTCGACATTTTCTTTTTATCGCCTGAGGTTTGGACTGGTTACACCACACCGCCGGTTCCATTGCTCAGCGATATTGCATGGCGCTACGTCAGCCCGCCTGCGATCACTGACAGCTCCTGCGGGAGGTGGAATGTTGAGCTTCAGCTGCAATCAATTCCGATCAATACCGGTGACTTAGTATTTGACGCTGGCGGCGCATCAGCCACCCCTGATAGACTGTACCTATTAAATGCAGGCGCAGCATCGGCATCGCCTGCGCGTGATTACACCATCAGCCCCTCAGGAGCATCATGAGCATCAACCTCTCAGCACTGATGAAGCAGCGGTACGACACCGCCGCAAACTGGACGGCTCAGAACCCAACGCTGCTGGCGGGTGAGATCGGCATCGAGTCCGATACTAAGAAATGGAAGGTCGGCACCGGGTCCACTGCATGGACCAGCCTGACCTATGCGATCGGCGGCACCTATCCGATCGTCAATGCAGACATTGCAGCGGCGGCGGCAATCGCCTACAGCAAGTTGGCCACGTTGACCAGTGGCAATATCGTGCTCGGCAGCGCCGCTAACGTAGCAACCAGCACGGCGGTTACCGGTGATGTAACCATCAGCAATACGGGCGTTACGGCCATCGCCGCTGGTGTGATCGTCAATGCAGACGTGAATGCCAGTGCGGCGATCGTTGACACCAAGCTGGCGACCATCGCCACAGCAGGCAAGGTAAGCAACAGCGCCACAACGGCCACCAGCGCCAACACGGCAAGCGCGATCGTGGCGCGTGATGCGTCTGGTAACTTCACCGCTGGCACCATCACCGCAGCACTGACTGGAGCGGCCTCTTCCAACGTGCTGAAGGCTGGCGACACGATGACCGGCGACCTTGTTGTCCCGAGCCTCAACGGCGGCCAACTGGCCGGCACCAGGAACCGCATCATCAATGGTGCAGTGGCAGTAGATCAGCGTAACTGTGGCGCAGCTAAAACCTTCACCGCAGCCGCCGCTCTTGCCTACAGCGTGGACCGCTGGTACGGCTACTGCACTGGAGCAAACGTTACCGGCCAGCAAGTAGCAGGTGCCACAGCTGGGGAATATCGCTATCGGTTCACCGGAGCTGCCAGCGTCACCGCCATTGGCTTTGGCCACCGCATCGAGCAACTCAATAGTACCGACCTCGCCAGCAGCACCGCAACGCTGAGCGTTGATCTTGCCAACTCGCTGCTCACTACGGTTACCTGGACGGCTTACTACGCCACCACTGCCAACACCTTTGGCACGTTGGCCAGCCCCACCCGGACGCAGATCGCAACTGGTACGTTTACTGTTACCAGTACCGTCACCCGTTACAACACCAACATCAGCGTTCCAGCAGCGGCCACTACCGGCATCGAGATTGTGTTCACGGTTGGCGCTCAAACCTCCGGCACTTGGACCATCGGTAACGTCCAACTTGAACCCGGCACGGTTGCAACCCCGTTTGAACGCAGGTCGTTTGGGGCGGAGTTGGCGTTGTGTCAGAGGTATTTTGAGAAAAGTTTTAACCTAGGGATAGCTCCAGTTACTAATGCTGGGGCTAGCACAGGAGAAGTTTTTTGTAGTTGCGGCATTACCCTTGGAAACAGTTATGTAAATGAGGTTTATTTCAAAGTATCAAAAAGAACTGCCCCTACCGCAACATTGTTTAATCGTCTCAACGCGAGCAATGATTGGCAATTCTATAATTCAGCCGGAACTCTAACTAATAGCGGCTCTGTTGAAACTGCTACTGAAAACAGTTTTAGGGTTGTTTTAATCGCAAACGTTACTTCAACGATTGCGATTGGTCACTTCACCGCCTCCGCTGAGCTGTAAGCAACCATGACCACCCCCATGTACCAACTCACCACCGGCACCAGCATCCTCCGCCTTGCGGACAACGCCTTCATCCCCCAGGACGAGGCCAACACCGACTACGCCGCCTATCTATCCTGGCTCGAAGCTGGCAACACCCCTGACCCAGCACCCACCCCCGTGCCCCCGGTGCCCCTGACGCCTGCTGAGCGCCTGGCAGCAAGTGGGTTGACCGTGGCGGAATTGAAGGCGCTGCTGGGGCTCTAGCGCTAAACTGAGCTGACGCCACTGCGGGCCATGATCGAAGTCATTGCCGCCCTAGTCGGCTCAGCGTTCACTGCTCTTGTCATGGCCACAAGTGGCGCCATCCGTGGCAACACCACCAACCGGGAGGTTGTCACCCGGCTCACGGTTGCCGTCGAAAACGTGGCCAGCAGGCTCGAGGAGCTTCACGTTGACATCCGCGCCGATCGCAAGGAGACCTTTGCCCGCCTCAACTCAGTCGAGCAGCGGGTGTCCAAGGTTGAAGCAAGGATGGCAGACTGAAGCGCAGCCATTGCAACGCCATGACCGATCGGATCGCTGAGTACGTCGCTGTTGTCATCGCCGTTCATGGCGCCGCGGTGGCGATCGTCAACCTCACCCCCACTCCCAAGGATGACGAAGCCCTGGGTCGCTACAGCAGGATGGCTGTCAAGCTCTACCGGGCCGTCGAGATCCTGGCTGGTGTCATCACCCCGCTGGTGAAACGCTGAGAAGCCAGCCGCCAGTCCCCCCGGGCATCCACCTGGGATTCCAGTTCTTGCGGCTGTAGACCACCCCAGCACCGTTGGTGTTGGCTGTGTAGCCACCGCCGGCCAGGTTGGCCTCACCGTTGGGGTCGTTCTGGATCCAGGTTGTCGCTGTGTAGCCGATCACGACCGACCAGTGGCCACCGCCAGACGGGCCAGACACCGGGCCATGGTGCAGCCAGCCCACCGCTACGGGCCTGCCAGCGTTGATCTCGGCCTCTAGCTTGGCAGGGCTGCCATCGGTGTGGAAGTTGGCCTTGAGGCCCATGCTGCGCAGAGCCAGCAGCTGGGCTTGGGCATCGGTGGTGTCCCCATACTTGGCGCGAATCGCGTTGTAGGCGTCATCATTCGCCACCTTGTTCCAGTGCATCGCGAGCATGGCGCAGCTCGAGCTGAAG